GGAGTACATAGAAGATATAGAGCCTGAGATGGTTATCATACATTCTACTGTTCCTCCAGGAACCACGTTTAGTATAGCTCAAACATTTCCCAAGATATGTCATTCTCCTGTCAGAGGAGTTCACCCGAATCTATATGAAGGGATACAAACATTTGTAAAGGTGTTTGGTGGTCACGCGTCAGCGGAAGCATCTAAACATTTTTGTGAGGATTTAAATGTTGAGACTGAAGTTTATGAGTCTGCCGTGGCGACAGAGATTGCTAAACTATTGGACACTTCCTATTATGGTGTATGTATAGCATGGCATGATTATGCTCATAAACTATGTAAAAAGTTTGGCGTTAATTTTACTGAAGCACAAACGCATTACAACGAAACATATAACGAGGGATATACCACTCTTGAAAAAGAAAATGTAATAAGACCTACGTTAACACCTCCTCTAGGAAGTATAGGAGGTCATTGCGTTGTACCTAACGCAGAACTTTTACGTGAAGAGCTAGACTCTAAATTACTAGAATCAATTACAGATTTAAAATGAAAAAGATATTATTCTACCCTTTATACTCAGGAGAATTCGGATGGGAATTAATGGTTTGGCAAGCCTTTATTCGTAAAGCTGCGGACGAATTTGATGAAGTTCATGGCGTTTGCTTTGAACCTTTTAAACATTTATACGAAGACTTTACAGATAAATTATACTTTGCTACTCCTAAAGAACGTTTTCTTTCTCCCGCTCACGATACTCCCAAGGAAGTAGAAAAGATAATAAAAGAGTTAAGTGCTCAAGAAGACGTCGAGGTAAATGTGTTTGATAGTAGGCAAACTCCTCCTTACTGGAATCATCAAGAGTACGCTCAATACATTTCATACAAAAAAGATGTTAAGAAAAAGTATGATGTAGTCTTCCATTTACGTCAAATGGCTCATAGAACTGAAGATAACGATAGTCCAGATTGGAATAAAGAGTTAGTAGAAAAGGTATTAGCGGAAGGTAAAAAAGTTGCTCTTATAGGAACAGCCAAAGGAACTTTAGATTTAGATTTGCCCGTAGACAAGTTTTACGATAAACCATTATCAGAAGTTATAAAGGTAATAAACAAATCTAAAGTTGTCGCAGGACAATCAAGTGGTCCCATGCACTTAGCAGCTTTGTGTGAAGCTGAGACTATTGTATGGAGCACGACTAAAGGTGATGACCTACGTGTTAGATATGAAAGTATATGGAACCCGTTTAATAATAAAGTAAACTACTTAGTTAAACCTGCGCACCAAGATATTATAGATTTATGTTAATACTTAAATGTAATGCATGTGGGGAAGAACTTGAAGATGGTGAGCTAGTGACTAGAGACCATTGGCTAAAGAAACACCCTACACTGACAACCCCTCCCTCATTTGAATTTATAGGAACGACAAAAAAAGAAATGAAAAAAGAAATACCTGTTATAAAAAAATCAGAATTCCATCCTAAAGGATGGGGCTACGAACTATGGATTGCCAATAATGAAAAGTATTGTGGAAAATTATTATTTTTTGAGAAAGGTAAAAAGTGTTCTTACCACTCACATAAAATAAAAACCGAAACTTTTTATGTACAGTCAGGCAAAATGATTGTTCGGTATGGGTATGATAAAGAGTTGGACAAAGCACAGGAAACCTTACTTACTCCCGGAGATGTTTTCGATATCCCTCTCGGGTTGTATCATCAGATGGAAGCAGTGGAGGACACGGAACTATTTGAGTTTTCTACTCAACACTTCGAAGAAGACAGCTACCGTTCAGTAAAAGGAGATTAATATGGATAAGTACAACACACTAATTGATAATTTAAAAAACAAAGAGCCATTTGCATTAGGAAGATTTAATGATGGTGAGATGTTGGGTATATGGCAAGCAGGTCAGGTTGTAGCACGAGGCGACCAATTAGTAAGTGTAGAGTTACGTGATAAATTAACTCAAGCTCTTGTTCATATGCAACATCAATATTGGGTTGGACTTCC